GGCCGGGTCGCTGACCGGAATCACGTCCATCGGACCGTCGAAGTCCTCTGGGCGAACGTCCAGGCCTGCGGCATCGGCGTCCAGATCTTCTTCCGTCAGGTACGCGCTGTTGATCCGGTGCAGGATTTTGAACACCCGCTCCATCGAGTTGTGCAGGCGCGAGTGGATGGAGCTGAACACCACCATGCCCTGCTCGATGAGCGCAAGCGTTGTGCCGACAGGCGCGTTGGCATTCTGGTCCGACAGCTTCTCGAATGAGGTCTGCACCACGCCTTTACCCGCGTCGACCAAGAAGCCGAGCAGCTGAAACAGCGTGGGGCTGGGTCCGTTGAACGGGATCGGCATGGCCAGCTTGCGAATGTCGTCGACCAGCGCGCCGCCCTCAATCTCGACCACCTCAGTGGGCTGCAGGTTAAGCGTCTGCCCACCAGGGCCGCCCTTGAGCTTCAAAAGCGTCGGGATGTTTTGAATGTGCGCCGAGTCCAGCAAGGCACGCAGCGCGCCGGTGGCTGCGCCGGACAGGCCGCCGATCATGTGGGTCAGGCCAATCGGGTACGCGCCGCGCCATGGCACAAACGGGAACTCGACGATCCACTCCAGCTCCTTGCGGCGGTCGTCCTCTGGCTCCCAGTTGCGGTACAGGCTCAGGCCCTTGCGCGAGGACTTGTCGATGCTGATGATGTACGGCTCCATGCCGTCGCCAAAGTCCAAGTGCGTGTAAATCTCAAAGATCGTGCGCAGCCCGTCCTCGTTGTAGCTGGTGTCCTCGCGACCCTCGATCTTGTCGTTGGCAATCGTGGACTTGCTGAACTCGACCTGATCTGGCGAGCCCAGATGAACGTCGATGTACATGCCCGCCTTGACGCGGCGGTTGTACTCGGCCTTGGTGACGTACTGCACGTGCGTCTTGCGCTCAGCGCTGTAAAAGTTGGTGGCCGCAAACGGCAGGTACATGTCATCGATGGCGATGAACTCGGAGGTGGGGCGGCGCCACTGGGGCGACCACATCATCTTCAGGTACTGCCCGCCACCCAAAGGCAGCTGCGTCGAGAGCTGCTCCAGCTCGCCCCGGAACTCGGGCATCTGCTGCGTGGTCTGCCAGTTCATGAACTCGGTCTTGCGGCGCGACTTGTCGAGCTTTTCCTTGTCCACATTGCCCAACACTTTGGACTTCACGGGGCCAGATGGAGGGAAGATTTCCTTCATGAAGCGGGCGCTGAAATCAACGCAAGCCTCGACCATCATGGGGTGAACGACCTTGTTGGCGCCGCTGAACTGAGCGCCACCAGGGGCATCGTCGCCCAAGCCAGTCCGGCGCAGGCCCTCTTCGTAGAGCTTGTCGCGCTTAGAGCGGGCCTCTTTGTCGCGCTCAATCTTGTCGAGCAGATCAACAACGGCGTCGGACAGCTCGCCTTGGTCGACCTCATCGATGACGTTGGCAAAGTGAGCTTTCTTGTCGGCCACGTCGCGGTCGTTTTTCATGCGGACAACCGCACCGCCGTCTTCTGTGTCCTCGACGTCTGAGTCATCATCCATCATCGAGACGGTCTCGCCGCGCTGCTCATCCTCGCCCGGGTTTTCGTCTTCGCCGCCGTTTAAAAGTTGATCTGCCATTGTGCTCAGCCTTGTTTTATGCCGCGTTCATTGCGTAGAGATCGTCCACGATTGCGTCGATTCTAGCTGGGTTGTAGTCGTCTGTGGGGAAATTCGCACCAGACACGAGGCCGCCGGAGGCGAAGCCTTCGGGCTTCGCGCCGCCCAAGAAGTCGCGCATTTCATCGATGCTCATGTAACGCTGCGCGTTTGGTGCTGTTTCGACAGCGGCATTGAAGTTTTGAATGGCCTGCTCAATGTTTCGCTCGGGTGACACGTCGCCAAGCGCACGCAGCACAGCATTTGGGTCCTGAATATCAATCAGCCCCGTGTTTTTCAAGTCGCCCACCTTGCCAAAGTTCCCCGACCGCACAAAGTCCTGCACCGCTGGCAGGTAGTCTTCCTTCGGGGCCTTGTTGCCTTTGCCTTTGATCTGGACGATCTCGGGAAGCAGGTCACTATCGTCACCGTACTTTGCAGCATAGTTTTCAGGCAGTAACTCACGGTAGGCAACAGCTCGCTCGCCGGTTCGTTTCCCAGGCTGCACCTCAATCGTCACGTGCGGCTGCCCCTTCTTGTCGCGCAGGCTGTAAATCTTGGACCGGCCCTCGACCACGTCCGGGCAGTAGCCGCCAACGCAGTGGCCCATGGTCTCGCCTTCGTACTTGAGGGCGTCCTCCAGTGCTTTGTAGGACTCGTCCATGTTGACAGTTTTAGTACGAGCAAAAGCGTCCATGTGGCCTCGAACAGCATCGTTGAAAGCCTGCGTGCCTTCTTCCAGCCCATCATCAAACGCCATGTCTTGGGCAACCTCACGAGCTTGCCTTTCATCGAAGCCAGTCGGCAAATCCATCTCAGGCTTTTCGACACTGACTTTTTTGCCAGTCTCTTTCGGCTGGCGAAGCTCCACCCACTTAAAGCCCTGCTCCGGGTACTCTTTGACCACCTGCGTAGCTGGATTCATGGCGCGCGCCATGTCGGCCTCGACCTTCTGCGCCGCGCGCCAGTCGTTGATCTTGGCCACGCGCTCAACCGCTTGCGGCAACGTGACCTTTTCGAGGTCGGAGTACTTTAAGCGCAGTGCTGCGGGCAGGCCGGACTCGGGGTTGACCGCGTTGCGCAGCTCGTCGACCAGGTGAGGGAAGCCAAGCGCGCCACCGGAATCACTGTAAGCGCCATACGTCATTGTTTCCGGTGGAACTTTGAGGAGCCATGGATTTTCAGCCTCAAGACCTTGTGTTGTAAGACGGTTTTTTGCAGGAAGGTTATGCAAGGCATAGTCTGCTGCGGCCTCCCAGCGCTGGGCCGCTTCGGACTGACCCAGACCCTCGGCAGGAAATCCAGCAGATTCTCGGCGAAGGGCCATGGTGTCGCCAAGGTACGTGTTCAAAGGCGCAACTTCTGCATGCGTGATGCCCCGCTCAGCCAGCGCCCGCAGCGGGTCTTCCGGCGTGGCCATCTCGTTGCGCATGTACTTGCCGAGCTTGGTGTCGAGCCAGCGGTTCATGGCAATGTCGGGCTCAAGCCTGGCGCGCTCGCGAGCAAACGCGCCTTCGTTCATTGCGGTACCGGCTTCTAAATTCTGGGCATAGGAAGCATCAAGGTCGCGAAGCTGGGCCGCAGGGTCTCGGCCAACCACACGCGTCTTCATCGGATCAACAACCCGCTCAACCGTACCGGCCAGACAGTTCCCGCCCTTGGGTTTTACAACATACGCGGGCGACCCGGCCAGCGCAAAGTCCCGGCCAGCGCGCGACACAGCCGACGGCAGCCCAGCAATGGCCCGCAGCGGAGAGCCCGGGCCCGTGTAAAAACCACCGCCAAGCTGGCCAGCAGTGGTGAACGCTTTACCTGTGGGCGTCTGGTTCAGATCGCGCATCGGCAGGCGCTTTTCCACATCCTCAGAGGTGGGCAGCACGGTTTGCTCGTTAAAGCCGGGCAGCATGCGGATCAACGACTCAATGTCGCCAGGCGCACCAAGCACGCCGGAGACAGCGCCGCGCAGCGCGGACAGGGGAGCGTCGGCTGAGGCGCGGCGATCTTGCTGGGACTCAGGACGGCGACCAGCGGAGCGGTAACCAATAAACGGGCGGTTCAACTCATCCGCGCTGACCTCGCCGCCTTCGGCGTAAAGATTGGTTGTGCTCACAACATCTTCCGGTTGAAGCTCTGCGGCCAACGTGCGAAGCGGTCCTTGCTCGCCAGTGCCGAGGGTGCTGTGCCCATAGCGACGGCCAGATGCGGGATCTACAAGCACCATCTCCACATGCGGGTCAACCTTCTCACCGCGCCGGGCGGCTTGCTTCACGCGGTTGTTTGCGTAGGATTCAGCGGCGGCGCGTTGTGGCGTAACGTATACCAGCCCCGCGTCCTGCGCAGCCTTGGCAGCGTCGTAGTCTCCCGCATAGCCACGATACATACCTTGGAGCATTTTCTGCGGCGGGGCAGCTTCACGGGCTGCAGCCAGCGCGGCGGCTTCGGCAGCTGTGGGGGCTTGCCGAGCGAGGAGCTTGCTAAGGGCGGCGAGAACTGAAGTGCTGAGCGGCATGAGGGGTTACCATTTCGTTTTGTTGGCCCAGTACGCCGCACTCGACGGCCCCTTGGCGATGTTTGCACCATGGCGAGCCTTAAAGCTGTCGCGCTTTGCGGTGGTCGCAGAGGACTCACCCTCTTTGGGCTTGCCCGCCGTCTTGGCCCCCTGCTCGCCAAAACGGATCACCTTCTCGGTGCCGTCGAAGCAGGCCTTGACCACGTGGGATTTCTTGGGATGGTCCGGCGTGCGCTTGGGCTTGTTGCACGCCATGTCGGACTTCTTGAGCGGCTTGGTCACTTCGACTTCCTTGCCGCGCGCATGTTGTCGACCAGGTTGGGGTACGGGCGACCGGCCTTCTCGGCTGCGCGCTTGGCGCTGCTTTTGGCAGACGACGACAGGGCCTTGGGTTCGCCAAGGTCTTTGGGGCGGGACTTCGCCCAGACGGGCTTTGCGGGCTTAGGCGGCATAAGGGTTCGACCTTTCCTTTTTGTACTGTCTTGGCTCATCCACATCGTTTGCTTGTGGAAGCTCAAACCAGCCATCGTTTTTCAGAAAAATGACTGCCTGGGTAAACGTGTCCACGTAGTCATCGTGCTCTGCGACAGGAAACTTGGCAATCTGCTTCAGAAATGTGGCCGCCCAACTGACCGGTTGACCGGGGTTCTTGGATGACTCAGGAAGCCACAACAACCCCAACTCCAGCGTTGGCGCCGCTTGGTGCGCCCGAGAAACCTTGTCCGCTTGACCGGGATTGTAGCCAACGGCGGGAACTTTGGCCAACCTCAAGTCCTGCAGCAACGACTGCCCCGAGGCCTTGGCCTCCACCAGCAACCGATCCGGCCGCCTGCCCTTTGTTGGCATCCCCGCCTTGGCCGACTTATCGGCGCCGTACTCGCTGGTCCAGTCTCGGATAACACGGGAGCGCAAATCGGGGTAGGACAAATGCTCGTCCCAAGCGTCCAGCATCATTGCGTTGCGCTGGCCCCGGTGCGTAAACACCCCCCAAACCGTGCAGGCCGTTGGGTCGCCCGTGGTGCGCTCAGTAAACGCGGTGTCGTAGCTTTGCAGGATGTACTCGAACTGCGGCAGGCGAATGGCCGCCTGCCAGAGCTGAAAGTGGCTCGTGTCCAGAATTCCGCCCTCGGTGGGCGACGGGTCTTGCTGGAGCTGGCCCGATGTGCCGTAGGTGCCCAGCAGCTGCTTGAGCTTGGTGATCTCGGCCTCGCCAAACCGGTCTGGGCAGATCAGCTCACCCTTGACCGTGCGTGGGTCATAGGGTCCAAGGACGGTGCGGCGCTTTTTCCCATCCCACTCGGCGGGGATGCAGATGTGCTCCCAGCCGCCAATGTCCTCGAGAATGTGGCCGCTGATGTCTTTTTCGTGCAGGCGCTGCATGACGGTGACCATGGCGTCGGTCTTGGGGTTGTTCAGGCGGGTGGACCAGACCATGTCAAACCACTCCAGCGCGGTCTCACGCATGGTGTCGGACTGGGCATCCTGCGCGCCGTGCGGGTCGTCAAGGATCAGGCGCGAGCCGCCCTCGCCCGTGGCGGTACCGCCCACCGATGTGGCGATGCGGTAGCCGGTCTTGTCGTTCTCGAAACGTTGCTTGGCGTTTTGGTCGCCCGAGAGCTCGAACATGTGTCCAAAACGCTCTTGGTACCAAGGCGACTGGATCAGGCGGCGGGCCTTCAGGTTGTCGCGGATGGACAGCGTGCCCGAGTAGGACGCGGCAAGAAACTTCTGCTCGGGCTGGGCGATCCACTCCCAAGCGCACCAGGCCACCGAAACGATGGTGGACTTGGAGTGCCGGGGCGGGATGTTGATCAGCAGCCGCTGAATGTCGCCAGAGCTCACAGCCTCTAAATGCTCGCAGATCTCCTCGATGTGCCAGCTGGGCACGAACGGGACGCCGGGCTCCATCACGTGCCAGGACTGCTTGACGAACTCGTAAAGCGAAGCGCCAGCTCTGCGCCGAGCCTGCTCCTTGGCAATCATGTCCAGCATGACCGCTGGTGAGACGGGCGCGCTCATTGCAGCCGAATCTCGCCGCGCTCAAGCCGGTCGCGCTGGTCCATGGCGTTGTGCAGCATCACGTCTGGGTTGTCCTCGTGCGGCCTTGGGTGGCACCAGCACGCGCAACTCGCCTCGTGCTCGCGCCAGTCGCCAAGTGGGACGACGTGGCAAAACACCTGCTCATCGCCCGGGAAAACCGCTGAGGCAGTCATGCAGCGTTAATGGCCTCTTGCAGCAGGCGCACGGCATCGTGCTGAGCATTGACCACCACCCGGTTGGAGTGGCCCGTCTCGGCCAGAGCCTCGGACTGCGCCTGGCACTGCGCGGCAAACGTGTCCAGCAGCGCCAGGATGCGGGCGCGCTCGAAGGTGATCATGTCCTCGCCGTGCTGGCGCACCAAGTCCTCGGGGAACAGAGCCTGGAAGCGGCCGTCGTGGTCAAGCAGGGCGGGCAGGGGGGACTCGGCAAGGGTGGGTTTGGTAAGGGTCGTCATGGTGTTCAATCTGTGGTGGTGTTAGTTTTTTGCAACAACGCAAGCATCTGCGCCAGCTCGGAGTCGTTGAGGCCTTTGAGGTCCACACTGGACATGGAAATCGCAGCGCCGTCCTTGCCGGTGTGCTCGACCTTCTGCGTCTCGGACCACTTCATCTGCGTTTTGGTCCACCAGATCATGGCCGTGGTGTCGCCGCCCGTCGCCTTCTGGAACAGGGTGCGGCCGACTTGGCTGTTGGCCTTGGCCTTGCCCGACACCAGCTCGTCTTTGAAGTGGGCTGTCAAAGTTTCGACACTGATGCCTTTGCGCACCAGCACGGCGATCTGCTCAAGGGGTAGACCATACCCAGAAAGGGCCTCCACCTGCTTGCGTTCGGTCTCAGATGGCTCAAAAGCGGGCCTCCCTGCCCCCGGCATTGCCCCACCTGTTCCGGGCCTTGCACCCCCGTTTTTTCCGCGTTGCTTTTTTACAACCGGTTTTTCGTCAGTTTTTTTCATGAATCTCTCCTTTTTTACAGTGATTCGGTCTGTTTTTGTCATCAATC